CGTGAGGACTGGCTTAGAGTTTATACCCATGGCCTAGAAACCCTTAAACCAGATGAACGGCAAATTGATCCGCAAGGCGGGGCAAGAGAAAGCCGCCGTTTGACCAATGTTGTTCATCCAATGATTGCTGAGGCTGCTACCCAGTTTCAGGCCAAGGCTATTACTGAATTATTCCCGCCCAGAGGCCCAGTCGGCACTACAATTTTAGGCGAACCAACAGAAGAAACACAAAAACAGGCTGAGCGTGTTTCTACCTATATGAACTACCAGCTAACGGAGGAAATGCCGGAATATTTTCCTGATCTTGATCAGATGTTGTTCCATCTCCCGCTGGTTGGTCAAACATATAAGAAAAGCTGGTTTGATATTAATCTTAGGCGAATTACCAGTCGGTTTGTGCAAGCTGAAGATTTTGTTATTGATGCAGGAGCTACGGATTTAGAATCAGCTTCACGGTATACCCATGTTCTGCGAGTTCCTCGCCATGAATATAATCAATATGTAGCGAATGGCTTTTATTTACCTGTTCCAGCTCGGGATGAATCTACAGGAGAAACAACCGTACAGGAAATTGACGGTATAGATGCCGTTTATGCTGATAACGATGCGCCTGTAGAATTATTAGAGGTTCATACGTTTTCTGATGTTTTATCTAAAAAAGATGAACCGGAAAAACCCGTAGTTATTACGATTCACAAGGAATCTGAAAAAGTTGTTGCTATTCGTCGTAACTGGGACGAGGACGATACCAAGTTTAAAAAGAATGTTTGGTTTGTTTCTTACAAATTCCTGCCGGGGCTGGGTCCATACGGTTACGGCCTGTATCACATTATTGGTGGATTGGGTAAAGCCGCCACCGGAGCATTGCGAGCTCTACTGGATGCCGCTGCTTTTGCCAATATGCAGGGAGGATTCAAATTAAGGGGTCGCGTTAAGGGCGGCGATATGGAGATTGCCCCTGGTGAATTTACAGATATAGACGCAGCCGTAGATGACGTTAAAAAGGCGATTATGCCTTTGCCGTTTAAAGAGCCTAGTCAGACTATGATGGCTCTTCTTCAGTTTGTTGTTCAAACGGGCAAGCAGTTCGCAAACACCGTAGAAACAAATCTTGCCGATGCAAACCAAAACACGCCTGTTGGAACAACGATGGCGCTGTTGGAGGAAAACAGCCGAGTATTTTCAGCTGTTCATAAGCGGTTGCATAGTAGTCAGCGTAAAGAATTCAAGCTGATAGCTAAATTGAATGGCATTTATCTACCGGACCGATATCCGTATCGTACAAAAACCCAAGAAGTTATTCTTAGGGCTGATTTTGACGAACGTATTGATATAATTCCCGTTTCCGATCCTAACACCTTCAGTTCAACGCAGCGTATTGCTCAGGCTCAGGCCATGATGCAAATGGCTACGCAGTTTCCGCAATTCCATGACCAATATAAAACACTGAAGAGAATGTATGAAGCTATTCGGATGCCCAACTATGACGAAATACTTAAAGATCCGGATAGCGGTGATCGCCGAGATGCTGTAACGGAAAATTCCTTTATGATGATGGGAAGGCCCGTTAGAGCATATGAAGACCAGGACCACATGGCGCATATGACCGTATTAGATGATTGGTTTAAGCGCATTCCTCCTGAGCAACAACAACAGTTCTTTATGCCGTATGTGAGCCACCGAGCAGAACATCAGGCTTATTATTATAGAACCATGCTTCAGGCACAAATGGCTGCGTCTATGCCACCGCTGGGTAGAAAAGATGATGATGTGCCGCCAACGCCCGTTGAACTAGATACAGAAATTAGTCAGGCGGCAGCTACTATTATTAATCAGAATCCACAACCCATGATCGGCCCACCACCACCTCCGGTTGGCGAGCAGCAAAATCAGCCTGATCCAATGCAACAAGCGCAAATGATGATCCAAATCGAGGCCATGTCTACACAGGCTAAAGCGCAAGCAGATATTGAAGCTAAAACTCGTAAAGCGCAACTCGACATGCAGATTAAAATGGCGCAAACGCAGATGGATATGGAAATTGAACGTATTCGTGTTCAGGCCCGTATAGAAGAAAACAAGCTGCGTAACGAAAACCAGCAGGAACTGGATGAAAAAGAACTTGATGCTGAAATTCAGCAGTTAATTCTTAAAACAGAGGCTGATATACAACTCGCCCGTGAACGTGCTGATGCGCTAATAGATGTAGAACGTGAAAAGGCGGCTTCACAGATTGCTATTAATGAAGCCAAGGCAGAAATTCAAGATGACGCCATACGAAGCTAGACGCCATACGCATTTTCCTAGGAAAGAGAGTTCTGGTCCTGGTTTTTTTGAGGACTATTGGGCTGGCGTTAAAGAACGTCAACGACAGGCTATTTATGGAAACCGGCAAGCTGACCCGTTAAGTCCTTTATCACAAGGAGGCGCTTTAGCTTCAATGATAACGAAAGGCTTGTCGCAGTTAACTGGAGCTGAAGAATTAAGCAGAGGTAATCCAACAGGTGCAGCGTTAGCCGCAACACTTGGTCCAGCGAGTCTGATTGGTACCCAAATTGCTAAAGGAGGACTTCAATTTCTTCCAAGCATTAGTAACTCACTTTTAGGTGAAGGTATGTCTGCTGCTTGGCAAGGACTAAAACATCCTTTAACAGCATTACTCGGAGGAGGAGCATTAGGTGCTATAGCGCCAGAAGCAAAATCAGCACCTGTTGATAAAATTTGGAACTTAATGAAGCAACTAACAGGACCACGATTACCGGTAACACTTCGGCCTCCTGGCTCTCGTAATCCATTTGGTATTAAGCCAAAAACAGAACAAGAAAAATTAGCACTTAAATTGCAGGATGAAGCCTTACGCGAAGCAAATAAGATGGGGGCAACCGCACAGCAAAAAGAAAATTTAAGCACTCTTGTAAATCGTGGCCCATTGACCAAAGAACATAACGATGATTTGCTTCGTGCATTGCGGCAAGGTATAGACCATAAGGCACTATCTCCGCTAGAACGTGGATTTGATGGGCCATATAGTGTTATTAAAACTGAGGAACAAATGGAACAATTGATTAAAGCACTTGCAAAGGCTGTTCGTGCCAAAAAGTAACCAACTTACCGCCGCTGAAATACGCGCAGCAAAGAGCTGGTTAACTAGGAGAAAAATCATGCCAAAGGACCTTTCTCCAAGAAAATTTGCAAAAGCAGCCAAAATGTTAGATAAAGGGTTCAAGGAAACATTAACCTTGATCGCTTCTGAGCAAACCGGGGGCCAAGTCTAATGCCACATTCTATAGAGAGACGCAAGGCTCCTCCCTCCCCAACCGGGAGTTATGAATTGGAACCCGATATTTCTTTAGAAAATATATTAGGAGGAGGTAGAGGTCCAGAACCCGGTTTATCAGATGAGGTACAACGTGCCATCCGAGCTTTAATGCAACAACAATCAGGGTTGCGTGTTGATCCAGCCGTTAGACCTTTACCTGTTCCTTCCGGTAATCAAGACCCTTGGGGAGTAACGCGTCGGAAAGTTGGATATACGGCACTTCCACACATTCCTAAGCATTTGGGCGCAGCGATTCAAAGGTGGGCTGCACAGAAAGGCATAACACTTGACGCCAAGATGCTGCAGAGTATATTTCAATCTTTATATGGTAAGGGTCTTGCGGCCCCAGAAGGATTATCAATTAAAGGGCAAGCAGGGGTAAATCGGTTTTCTTTTCCTGAACAAGAATTTAGTGCTTTAACCTATCCAACAAATCCAGGCCCTCATTATCGTTGGGGTGTTCGACCTAACGAACTGACGGTTCCTAGACGCGACATTAAAAAGGGTGAAATATTTAGTGAATGGAGAAAAGCCGCCGCTGAAGCTGGTGATATAGAAAAATTGTCGCAGTATGGAACAAATATTCATACTCATCCTGGAGGAACTCTTCCATCTGGAGCAGTATTGAAGGAGACTGATAAACTTGCCGGTGATGTTTTACACATGCAAGCTAGACCTTCTGGGGTTTTATATGGAGTTGCTGAAACTCCAGGACGAGCAGGAACCGGGACATGGTTGCCAAAATTGATCAGTAACTTTGAATCAAAGTTTAATAGAGCACCGACTGAAGCAGAGCTCGCCACTCACATTAGGAAAATGGCTGGGGAATACCAAGCACCGATAGATCTTCTTACCCAACCGAAAGCTCCTCCTTTAGGCACTGGTCGTGAATGGTATGATTCTCCAACTAGTCGTGCGTTAAAATCAGCATTAGATGTTGTTCCTCCTAGAGCCAGAGGACCCCTCGGTGGGCAAGCAGAAGATTTATCAAGTCAGCTTTTGAAAGCTGCTAATAAGGAATTCCCAAAAATATTTGGTGGAATGAGTCAGCGAAAAAAGCAAGATGCAGTAGGTCGGTTATATCTTGCTCTGACAGCTGGAGCTCAGAAGGGTATAGGCAAGCCGAGTTTAGCTAAATCCTTAGATTATCTTACTATTCTTCCCCCAAAAGAAAAAGCTGCTGTAGACGCCTTGTTGAGAATTGCAGAAAAAAATAAAGCCCTTAATAAAAAATTGACGGGTTTTATGAAAGATATAGCTAACCAGAAGTAGAGAAACCAACCAACAGAAGTGAGAGAAGTATGGTTATAGGGGAATTTTTACGCAAGCTACAAGAAAACTTGCGTAAAGAACAAGAACTCATAGAACAACACATGGGTTCTGGTGGTTGTGGTGATTTCATTGAGTATTCTCGTAAAGTGGGGACTATATCGGGAATTGAAATGGCAATCACCTCTATTGATGAAACTGTTCGTACTTTAAATGAGGAGGACCAAGCATGACCAAAATGAATGGAGTATTACCGCAGCCGCAAGGTTGGAAACTTTTGATTGAAAAGCCCAAACCAAAAGAAAAAACAGACGGTGGTATTCTTTTGCCTGATCAGGCTATAGAAGCAGAAAACTATCTGAGCATTTGCGCCAAGTTGGTAGCAGTTGGACCGATGGCTTGGAAAGATCGTGAAACTGGCAAGCCCTGGTCTTCTGGCGCTTGGGCAAAAGTTGGCGATTGGATTATTGTTCCTAAATTCACTCAATTTAGAATGGATATACAGGATAAGGAATACCGTTTTATCAATGATGATGAAATTATTGCTGTTGTTCAAGATCCAACTGTAATAAAAGTTTACGCCTGAATAACGTATCGCGACGTAATCGCGTAGAAAGGAAGTATCATGGCAGAAGAAAAAGAAACATGGGAACCTGATGAAGAAGATGCTCTTGCTAAAGATTTAGCGGAGGAAGAGCCGGATTTATCAGAATTGATAGATATCATTGACTCAGAAGAAGAGAAGGAAAAACCCGAACCGGAGGAAAAACCCGAACCAGAAGATGATCCTGTTTCCACTAGGGTTCAAAAACGCATTGATCAGCTAACCGCACAGCGCCATGAGGCAGAACGTCGTGAAGCAATAAAAGATCAGCAAATACAACAGCTTCAAGATCGGTTAGGTAATATCGAAACTGGTCAAGAGCAAGCTGTTGTCGAAACTTTTCAAGATAAATATGAACAGGTAAAAAAGGATCTTATGGAAGCGGCCGAAGAAGGGGATACGGCGAAACAAATAGCTTTGACGGAACAAATGTCTGATATGAGGGCTACGGCTCGAATAGCAGAAAACCAACGAATTCAAGAACAGCAGGTTCGGCAAGAAAGTCCACAACAACAACAGCCTGACGTGCCACAAGCGGCATATGCTTGGTGGAGCAGAACTCCTTGGTTTAATGCTCCAGAACACTCTGCTGAAACAGCCTATGCTAGGGCCATAGACGTCCAATTAGATCAAGAAGGCTTTGATAAGAATTCTTCTGAATACTACACTGAGTTAGATAATCGTTTACAAGAGAAATTCCCTGAGCTATACAAGGAACATGTGAGCAAAAAAGCCAAACCGCCTACTTCTCCATCAGGAGGAAAAAAGCGTTCTGGAAACCGCTCAAAGGATGGTCGTATTCAGTTAACGAAAGATCAATTGAACATGGCTCGTGAATTAGGTCTTACAACGGAAGCTCAACTTAAAGCCTACGCTAAAGAAATTCAGGAGTTATCATAATGGCAATTGCTCGAACTACTCGCACCGCTGAAAAAAATCATCCAGATCGAGAAGACATATCTCGCGACGAAACGTGGTCACCTCCGGCTTTGTTGGAAGCTCCCCCTGCAAGGGATGGAATGCGGCAAAGATGGATATCTACCCAGATCCTAGGGCAAGAAATACCACATCACACTATGAAACGGTTTCGCGAAGGTTGGACTCCTCGTCCAGCTGATTCAGTTCCCAAAGACTTTCCAATACCTACCATTACCCACGGGCAATGGGAAGGATTAATTGGCGTTGAAGGCATGATTCTGTGCGAAATGTCAGAAGGAAAAGTTGCGGCAAGAACTGCATATTTTGCTCGTAAAAATGCGAATATGAATCAATTCGTAGAATCGAATCTTAACAAAGTGGAACGTGCTGGAGGTCCAGGCATTGATCGCAGCCTTCATAGTAGCGTTTCACGTGGTCAAAAAATTGCTGATGATTAAGGAGTAAAAACATGGCAAATGTAGATGCCCCTCGGGGCTTTTGGCCGCTCCGTCATCTTGCCGGTGGATCAATGGCACGAACTAGTCCTTATACCATTGCCTCAACCTACGGTACGAACATCTTTCACGGTGATGTTGTTAAACTCGTAGCGGGTGGTGGTCTTGAACTAGCGGCTGCTGGTGATAGACACATTGGCATTTTCGATGGAGTACAATACACGGCCTCAGACGGGTCAGTGAAGTACGGAAAATACTGGCCCGCGAGTACTACGGCTACCAATATCACTGCTTATGTTTACGATGATCCACATATGCTCTTTGGAGTACAGTCTGCTGGATCAACTGTAGCAGCTGATGTTGGTACTCTTGGTGATCATGTTGCTGGTACGGGTTCGACTACAACGGGCCTTTCAGCACATGAACTTAATGGCTCTACGGGTACTGGCACAGCAGGGTTCCGTGTCTTGGGTAAAATTGAAGCCCCGGACAATGCTTATGGCACGAACGTAAATCTCATCGTTCAGCCTTATGAGCATGAACTAACGGGCGCTGATGACGCTACTCCGGGCGTGTAAAGGAGAATTAAGCAATGGCCATGAATAGAGCACTGTTTGCTAAACAGCTTGAGCCTGGACTTAATACTCTTTTTGGTCTTGAGCATTCACGCTATCCAGAACAGTGGAAAGAAATCTTTGCACAGAATACTTCTTCAAAAGCGTTTGAGGAAGATAATCTGCTTGAAGGTTTCGGAGCTGCTTCCGTAAAAGCGGAAGGCAGTGCGGTCGCATACGATACGGCTGCTGAACTCTGGACGGCTCGGTATAACCATGAGACTATTGCTTTGGCCTTTTCTATTACGGAAGAAGCTGAAGAGGATGGTCAATATGGTTCAATTGGTCAGCGATATGTAAAAGCCTTGGCTCGTAGTATGGTACATACGAAAGAGATCAAAGCTTCTACTATCCTAAACAACATGTTTACATCTGGCACTGGCGGCGATGGTCAGTACCTTGGTGTAACTACTCACCCGACAGGTGCCGGTAATCAATCTAATATTTTGGCTACCGCAGCTGACCTGACTGAAACCAGTTTGGAACAAGTGTTGATTAATATCTCCAATATGGACGATGATCGGGGTATTCCGATTGCGGCTATGGGGACAAAACTTGTTATCCCGACTGCTCTGGCTTTTATTGCGGAAAGATTGACAGCATCAACGCTTCGTACAGCTACGGCTGATAACGACATTAACGCGGTGCGTTCTGCTGGTTTCCTCCCGCAAGGCTACACGGTTAATAATCGACTCAACGACACAGACGCCTGGTTTGTCATGACAGATGTGCCAGACGGTTTGAAAATGTTCCAGCGTCGTGCGTTAACCAGAGGAATGGAAGGTGATTTTGAGACCGGGAATATCCGATATAAAACCTCTGAACGGTACAGCTTCGGTTGGACTGATTGGAGAGGCATTTTCGGAACTCCTGGCGCATAATTCCCTCCCATTAAGCGCCGGATGGACCCCTCCAGCTAAACCCCTTGGCTGGAGGGTTCTTCTTGCCTTAACCATAGAATGCGTGTATTTCTTATTTGTGCAAGGTTGCACCTTTTTATCACCTGTATTTGATGGAGTAAAATGTTATGGCAACTCACTTTTCCGGTCCTGTTCTAGTAGGTTCTTCAAAATCTGGCGGCAACATTGCAGCCAAGGAATCTAGCTACACCGTAGTTATTTCTGATGACTCCGGTAAAACCTTTACCAGCAAAACTGATGGCGTAGTTTTCACACTTCCTGGCATTGCGGTTGGCAATGTTTTTACTTTTGTGAACACGGCAGAAGATTTTCAAAATACGCTAACCATTAGTCCTAATAGTAGTGACGGTATTACTTACAAAGGTTCTTCTACTGACGATAAGGATGTAATAAATACCAAAGCTACCGCCAAGAAAGGGGACTACATTAAAATTCAAGCTATGAATGGTGATGTAACTGCATGGCAAGTTACAGATGTTCAAGGGGTTTGGGCAAAAGAATCTTGATCTAAATCCATAACCTTTTTCATAGGGCGGGGGAAATTAATTTTCCTCCTCTCCCTAAAGGAGTAGTTTCATGGCAGACGCAGTTACTTCTCAAACATTAGTGGATGGACCTAGAACGACTGTAATGGCGTTTACCAATGTTTCTGATGGCACTGGTGAATCGGCTGTTACAAAAGTAGACGCTAGTGCATTATCTAGCATGGGCGGTCCTGGCGGTGCAGCCACTTCAACTGATCTCAAAATAAGTCAAATTTGGTGGTCTATTGACGGAATAAATGTTGATATTCTGTGGAACGCTTCTACGAATGTTTTAGCTTTATCTGTTGGTGGTAATAATGGCGCTGGTCATTTGGATTTTCGTAGTTTCGGTGGATTACAAAACAATGCCGGGGGCGGCGTAAATGGAGATGTTTTGTTTACTACAAGAAATCATACAAGTGGGGATACATACAGCATAATCATTGAGCTGATTAAGAAGGCTTAATAATGGCGACTTCTGGAACAGTTACATATAGGCCAGAGGTAGAAGAAATAGTAACCGAAGCCTGTGAACGCTGTGGGTTAGATCCTTCTTTAATTGATCGTAAGGTTGCTGTATCGGCTAGACGTAGTTTAAATCTTCTATTTAGTGAGTGGGCTGTTCGTGGGATTAATTATTGGACAACCACAGAGGCTACACTTACTTTAACAGAATCTACTCGCACATATACTCTTCCTGTTGGAACCATAGATATTCTTACGGCTGTGTTACGCAGGGATAATAATGATACGATTTTAACGCGGTTGTCTATGACTGATTATCATGCTCAGGCTACTAAAACAACTGAAGGAAAACCTAATCAATACTTTTTTGATAGACAGTATACTCCTCAAATTTATCTTTGGCCTGTTCCAGAAAATTCTACGGATACGATTATTTATTGGTCTTTAGCACAGATAGAAGACATTACGGCTGGGTTTGAAGATGCTGATATTCCTTACCGTTGGACAGAAGCCATGTGTTCAGGGTTAGCGGCAAAACTTAGTTTGAAACTTCCTGGTGTCCCTGAAACTAGAATTGGAATGTTAGTAAGCCAAGCAGAAACTTCTTTTGGCTTTGCTTCTGATGAAGAGGGTGAAAAAGCAGCATTACGGATTATTCCGACATAGTTGTGAAAAAATATGGCTCGATATGCAACAGGTGTTTATGCTCAAGCGATATGTGACAAGTGCGGCTTGTCCTACCCATATTTGGAACTTAGGCCAGAATGGAATGGGGTTAGATCTTGCCCCGAGTGCTGGGATATTAAACATCCTTCATTATCTCCAGTTACCGCGTTTGATGGCGAAGCGTTACGTTTCAGTCGAGCAGGGGCTAATGAAAGAGAAGATGCAAGGGCTGTTATTCTCAATGGGGTTACTATCGCATCACTTTTGGGAACAGACGGTTCTAAACTGGTTAGGGCTGACACAATTCTTACAGAAACGGGCCTTGAGATTACTTCAGCCCTTGGCACTGAGACAGTTGTTTTGGCCGCAACACCGAGTGGCCTTGAGATTACTTCAGCCCTTGGCACAATCAGTATCTTTACGGGAGTTATTGTTACCTCAACCGGCTTTGCGATCACCACTTCGCTGGGTAGTGAGTCACTTATTGTTTCCAGTACGGTTGTTGAAACAGGCTTTGCGATTACCACTTCGCTGGGCAGTGAGTCACTTAGATCAGATACGATACTTTCTGCAACAGGTGTTCAAACTACATTTGCCCTTGGTAATGAAACCCCGCAAGCCGCTGCTATTGAAACCGGCTTTGAAATTACTACGGCCTTGGGTAGTGAATCCATTGATCGGGATGGTTGGGGTCAGGATGAATGGGGCTATCAGACTTGGGGGCATTAAATGAGCACTTATGCTGAAGTGTTAGCTCTTTTACAAGATTGGAATGAAGATGATTCTTCTGAATTTTCTGCAGCAATCCCTGATATCATTGCGCGTGGGGAAGATAGAGTATTTCATAGTATTCCTGGCCTTTTAAATTTCAGGACATCAGAAACAGGAACGATGACTAGTGGCAACAATTCATTTACAACTACAGCTACTGATATCAGAGCTATTCGCTATTTATATATGACAATTAGTAATGTAAAGACATTCTTGGAACAACGAACTGATGAATATATAGAAGATTATTGGATTTCTACAAATACAGGGACTCCTAAGTTTTATGCACTACAGACTGCCACAACCAGTGGGACAACTTTTTTGGTTGGACCAATCCCAAATACAAATTTTTCATACACGTTAAAATATACTAGAATACCGACGAGATTAAGTGCTAGTAACACATCAACATATTTGAGTGTAAATCACCCGAATATATTGTTTAAGGCTGCTCTGTATGAATCTGGTATATTTCTAAATCGTGATCCACAAATGAGAACGGAATTGCGTGGAGACTATGAAGCAGAAGCTCAAAAATTAAGTACAGAAGTACAAGGCAACTATCAAGAGATTCAATAGGAGTGTAATCTCATGGCAATTACTCAAGCGTTGTGTACGTCATTCAAAGCGGAGCTTTTGAATAAAGAGCACGATATGAATACGGACACATTTAAAATCGCACTTTTCACCAGCAGTGTGACTTTAAGTGCAGCCACAACCGCGTATTCGTCTTCTAATGAAATTTCGAATACTTCAGGCTCTGCTTATTCAGCTGGTGGTGTGGCTTTATCGGGTGGTGCGATAGCAACCACTGGAACGACGGTGTATGTAGATTTCGCTGATCCAAGTTGGACCAGTGCTAGTTTTACTGCAAACGGAGCGTTAATTTATAATACTTCTGCCAGCAATAAAGCGGTTTGTGTTCTTGCTTTTGGTGGCGATTACACCGTAACGAATGGAACCTTTACCGTAACTTTCCCTGCGGCTGATTCTAGTAACGCTTTGATTCGACTAGCGTAAGGAGTTAGATCATGGCCTCAACAGCATCAGATCTCCTAAAGTTTGAAAAACAAACCACGGGCGAAAACGCCACGACATGGGGAACAAAAGCCAATACGGCAATGTCTCGTATTGAAGAGGCCATTGCTGGAATGTCAAATATTGCAGTAACGGGTTCTGACTATACACTAGACGATACTCAATATACCGAACATAATGATGGTTCCAACACCAGTGAATCGCATGTGGCCATTATTAAAACTAGTGGAACGCTTACAGGTAATCGGTCTGTTATTGTTCCAGGTAGAACCAAAACCTATCTTTTTTGGAATACGAATGCTGGCGCATACACTCTAACTGCTAAAACCTCTGGTGGAACTGGTGTCATTATCCCTCAAGGTGGTGTGCAATTAGTTTTTTGTGATGGTACTAATGTAGAAGCTCATTCACTAGGCATTACCAATGATGGAACTACACTCCTAGATACCAATGGTAATGAACTTACTATTTATACGACAGTAGCCTCTGCTGTTAATGAATTTACCGTTTCAAATGCTGCTTCAGGCAGCGGTCCACAGTTAGAA